GGCTTCGACACCGCCGCCTGCACCAACTTGGGCGGCATGTTCAGCGGCTGCTCCTCGCTCGCCGCCCTCGACGTGTCGGGCTTCGACACCGCCGCCTGCACCAGCATGGGCAGCATGTTCAGCGGCTGCTCCTCGCTCGCCGCCCTCGACGTGTCGGGCTTCGACACCGCCGCCTGCACCAGCATGAACTACATGTTCCACGGCTGCTCCTCGCTCCGCTACATCACGCTCGGCGCGGGCTTCTTTGGCACGAAGCAGGCTCTGCCGTTCAGCTACGCGACCAACCTCGGCGTGAAAGAGGACGGCACGGACAACGGATGGCTCGCCCACCTCGCCGAGACCGCGCCCACGATAACCGACGGCACGAGCCGCACCATACAGCTGCCATCGAAGGTAAAAGCCCTCAGCGGAGCGTCGGCGCACATCGCCACCTTGCAGGAGAAGGGCTACACAGTCAGCTAAGGCGAAGAGAAAGGCGCCCCGCTCCGGAAGGGAACCCCGCGCCGGCTTCAATCGGGAAAATCGTTTCAATCGAATAAATCGAATAAATCGTTTCAATCGAAAAAACCGACTAAATCGACTAAATCGAGAAAATAGAGAAAATAGAGAGAACCGGGAGAACCGAGCGAACCGCGCGGAGCCGCGCGGAGCGGCCGTGGCAAGAACCGGCACGGAGCGGGGGGGGGAAGCCCCCGCCCGCAACCATACAACAAAAACATCAACAAAACAACAACAACCCCATGACTATCGAAAATCTGAAAATCCTCATCGCCGACGAGGGCAAATGGCTCACCAAAGACGGCGTGTTCTCGAAAAAAGTTTATCTCGGCACGCTCGACAAGGCCGACAACTGGCAGGAGGTCTCCGACGCGGAAAAAGAAGCCGCCGAGAAGGAGGCCGAGGCCGCAGCGCAAGCCGCAGCCGCGACGGAAAGCGAACCCGCCGCGTGACCAAAGCGCGGGGCGGCGGGAAAGAAGAAAGGCCGCCCCGCGCCTCAATCGAATCTATCGGGAAAATCGAATCAATCGAGAGAAACGATTAAATCGAAAAAATAGTTTCAATCGAAAAACTCAAAAAAAAAGAAAATGAAAATCGTAGACAAAATAGGAATGGACAAATTCGCCCACTTTGGCGTGGGCGGTCTCATCACGGCCTGCGTGTCCGTGGCCATGCTCCTGCAAGAGGGGCAAAGCTCCTTCTCCTCCCCCATGCTGTGCGCCCTGCCATTGGCGGGCACGCTCGTCACGCTCCTTCTGAGCGTCCTCAAGGAGCTCATCATCGACAGCCGCCGCGACTGGAAAGACGTGCTGGCCTCGCTCGCCGGCAGCGCGGCCTACTGGCTCGCCCACCTCTACGGCGTATGGATGGGCGCGGCGTCAGTCTGAAAGGGGAAGGCCGCAAGCCCGCCCCAATCGGAACAATCGAACCAATCGAAAGAATAAAGAAAAATGCTCATACCACATACCGACACTTCCGCTGTCACGGCGGTCGCAAAATGGATTTTTGCCGTGTTGCTCACACCGCTCTACACCGTTTACAGCGGCGCGGAGTGGTATCTGCTCACCGTGCTTGCCGCCATCGCCGTTGACTACCGTCTTGGGCGCGGCGAGAGCCAAAAACGTTACAGCGACGCGAAAGACGCTGGTGACGCGGCGGTCATGCTGCACTACGAGTGGCGCAAGAGCCGTGCGTGGCGGCGCACGCTCACGAAGTGCGGCGACTACTTCCTTATCGTCACGCTTGGCGTTTTCATAGGCCACGCCTTCTTGCCGCACGTGGGGCTTGCCGCATGGTGGGGCGGCTTTGTGGCGACCGCCGTCTGTCTGCTCTGCGAGCTGCTAAGCATAGCGGAACACTTCCTCTACCTTCACGGCGTGGAGGTCAGCGGACAGGGCGCGAGAAACGCCGTCACACGCTTCATCATCTCTCTTGCGCGGCGCAAAGACCCCGACATAGGGGACGCGCTCGGCGACGCGCTGAACGGCGGGAAAAAGGAGGAGGCGCGGCACGACAGGCAGGAGGAGGGACGCGGCACAGGCCACCCGCCCGACACGCGGGGCGAGGACACGCCAAAGGAGAAAAGGGAAGAGGAAACCATATAACAACGCACATAAAACACAACCGACATGGCAACATACAAGAAGCTCGCGGAAACAGACGAGTACAAGGCGCTGATGGAAACAACCACTATGGGGGGGGCGGGAAGTCAGCTCCTACCTCGGAGGCACAATCATAGACCTCGGCGATGTGGATAACTCGTCAGTCGCTGAAACGTGGGCGAAACGTGCGGACGTATGCAGTTCCACCGTCCGCATCATCTTCTACAAGGCGACATTCAACAGCAACACAGCCGTACTTCGCAACACCTATAACGGTCAGACGGACACGGCATTGCAAACCTTGCAGCTTGGCAGCTCCGTATATGTCCGCTCTGTAACGGGCATTTCCGCAGCGACAACCGCAGGGACACCCGACAGCACCACGGCCACGTCATGGACTACCACGGCCACGGCGTGACATAATGGCGGGCGGCACGGCTTCTCTTCGACTTAATCGATTAAAACGAATGAAACGGAAGAAGCCGATTGCCCGCACGAACCAAGAAAATTCTTCATAGCATTGTTGTAAATCTTCATTTTTTTAGTTAGCAAAAACAGCGTGCCGCCGTCTGCGAAGCCCGCGTCACGCGCCTTTTTAAACAAACAAACGGACACACAGCACATGGCAAGAAAGGTGACAGAGATAATAGTCCACTGCTCCGCGACAAAAGAGGGCAAGGACTTCACGGAAAAAGACATTGACCGCTGGCACAGGCAGCAGGGGTGGGACGGCTGCGGCTACCACTACGTGATAAGGCTTGACGGCACGGTTGAGGACGGTCGCGGCATTGAGCGCGTGGGGGCGCACTGCAAGGGACACAACGCAAGGAGCGTGGGCGTGTGCTACATAGGCGGGCTGGCCGCTGACGGCAAGACCCCGAAGGACACGCGCACTGTGCGGCAGAAGGCCGCTTTGCTCGCGCTCTTGAAGAAGCTCAAGGCGCAATACCCCGCCGCCAAGATATACGGACACCGCGACTTCGCGGCGAAGGCCTGCCCCTGCTTCGACGCGAGAGAGGAATACTCAAACCTGTAAGAGACATGGAGAGGAAACAACGCCGCACACTTTGCGGACAGCTCATATTCATTGCGACGCTCGCGCTGCTCGTGCTTCTCACCCTGCTCTTCCCCTCATGCAGGAGCGTGCGGGAGGCGGCTGGCGAGAGCCATGCCACGGTCTCCGTGAGGACGGACACTGTGCGTCTTGCCAACATTCAGCGCGACAGCGTGTATCTGCATGACAGCGTATATATAAAGGAGTGGCAAAAGGGCGACACGGCCTATCTTGCCAAGTACGTCACCAAGTATGCGTGGCGCGACCGCTGGCGCGTTGATACGGTATATAAGTCAAAGACGGACACCGTGCGCGTGACCGACTACGCATGGAGGGAGAAAGTGACGGAAAGGAAGCCGTGGGCGTGGATGGTCGCCACGTTTGCGGGCTTTGCCGCCGCGCTGTTCGCCCTGCTCAATATGCGGCGCAGGAACACATAGGCAATCCTTTGCATGCAAGGGTAACAAGATTGTTGTAATTAGAGGTTAGTTAATATGTCATTATCAGATGGGATGTTTCAGTGAGAAAGGGCGACAAGCCCGCAGTTTTCTTTTCATGATCTGAATGACAGGCGGAGGCGGTCTGTGAAGATAGCCCCCGCATTTTAAAGGAACAGACAGGCCGCAAGGTCTGACAGCATAGACACGCGCCGAGGAGATGGCGCAGACGTTCTTTGACATTGTGGAACAGACTGTTAATAAAGCGCAACAAAAGGAGAAAAAACACACGTTTGTTTGATAGAAATCAGATAATGCGTATTTTTGCGGTACGATTACGCCCACGGGCTACGTACACTCGAAAGCTGCCAAAAAGCCGCTTATTCTTGATAATGAGTGTGCCTACCTCGTGGGCATCTTATTTGTAAGACTTAATATGAAACGTGAAGCCAACTACCCTCCTGTAAAAGTTGCGGTAATGATAGACGGAGGGTTTTTCATCAAGAGATTTAATAGCCTTTACAACAGGGACAGGCGGATGAGCGGAGAGCAAGTCGCGGATGTTTTGTACACGATGGCAATGATGCATGTCGGTTGCAGGAACACGCTGTACAGGATATTCTACTATGACTGCTATCCTCTTGAAAACAAGCATCACAACCCAATAACGAAACGTTGTATAGACTTCAAGAACACAGACGAGTACAAGTTTAAAATGGACTTGATATGTGCGCTCAAGCGCAAGAGGAAAGTAGCATTGCGCATGGGTAGCTTGAAGGACAATGCCGTGTGGCAAATACGCCCAAGAGTGGTGAAAGAACTCCTTTCAGGGCGCAGGGAAATATCGTCACTGACGGAGGACGATGTTTATCTTGACATCAAACAAAAGGGAATAGACATGAAGATAGGCGTTGACATAGCCTCAATAGCCTTAAAGGGCTTTGTAAACACGATTGTTCTGTTTTCTGGTGACTCTGATTTTGTTCCAGCGGCGAAACTCGCCCGAAGGGAGGGTATGGATTTTGTGCTTGACCCGATGAAGGCGAACGTAGAACCTCTTTTGTTTGAGCATATAGATGGGATAAAGAGTGTAAACCCCATGCAATTTAGCACGAGAAAAGATAAAAGGAATGCCCAAAACAAGGATATTCCTACACGGAATACAATGCGGAAAGACAATCAGAGTAAATAGCATTTAGAACACAATATATTTCTTAGGCGGCAGTCCCACGGATGAACACATCAAAGGACTGCCGCTTCCGTTTGGCCGAACCGTCTCAAACGGTTTAATCGGGAAAATGGTTGTAGCGGCCATGCCGCACGGAAGGCGAACAAAAAAGGAATGCCCGCCACATGACTTTTCACATATCATGGCAAAGGGGCTGGCGACCCCGCGACCGGCCACGCGCGGGCGGGAAAGGAACGATGCACAAAAAAAGGCAGCGGAAAATGCAGGCCGACCGTAAGGCTCATGTTGGGAGGCGTTCCCTGCCGCGATGCGCCATTCTTGGAAAAAGCTCCCGCCACGCGTCGTGGGCGGATTGACGGACGGCCAATCAAGGTCTTGCATTTGCATATATTTTTACATGAAAAAATACGCCTTTTCCCAGCGAAGGAAAGGGAATGCATAAAATTTTACTCATTTTGCCGACATGGCGCGCCGTTTAACACAACATAAAAATGGCGGAAACGGGGGCGTGAATATATTTGCGGGAAAAAAGGAAAAGGTTATGGAAATAACGCTTACGGTGAGCCGTCAGGCCGTATATAAGGAAGTCGCGCAGACCACGGACTACACGGGCAAGAAGATGGACAGCGACCCCAAGGCATACGACCGTGTCACAACCACCGACCAAGATGAGGAGGAACTCGTACGCTTTTGGAACGAGTGTCGCGCGGCGGTGGCGCAGTCGCTCGTGCGCCTTGTGCAATCAGAAAGCATGAGCGGCGACGCGGACACGTACACGCTCGTACTGAACGTGTCGGAAGCCTTTGACACCGCATTGCTTCCAAGCATGCAGCTCAGTCTGTTCAGCTACTTTGTGCAGGCGATAACAGCCCGGTGGTACGTATATGCCAACAAGGAGGAGGCGGCAAGTTTCGGCAAACGCGCGGCTGAGCTGCTGGAAGACGTGAGGCGCAAGGCCTTTTACAAAAAGAAGCCCGTCCGCCCCATCTACAATGACTGAAAGAGAGAAATAAAAAACGAACTAAAAGAATAAAGCCCCATGGCAGAGAATAAGAAAACAATCACTGTGACCCTTGAGGTCAAGGAACTCGTCTTTGACGTGAAGAACAAGACCCCCCTCACCGGTGTGAGCCGCAATGCGGAGAATGG